AACTCCATGTTTCTTTTAATTGAAAAATACTTGTTGAATTTGCCAGGATTCTTAGCCATCTGTTGCATCTGGAACGGCACGTTGTACCTCATCCAAGTGTAAAACGGAACAACCCTAGAAGCCCCGCGATGGAAGCCAGTTTTTTCTGCGTAGTTGAAATGAATATCGTAAATACGGTTAATAGCAGCTGCGTCATCTAACCCTTTAGACAATCCATCCATTCCTGCCGCTAATCGAACCATGTCTTCCATTAATCCGTTTCCTTGACGGATCGCTTTTGCGTAAAAGAATTGTGCATCTAAAGGATTCAAGGTAATACGTTTGCCGCCTACAAGAACGTCAGGGAACTGCCATCTCTGAACCCTCGCATCTCTAATTCTTTCAGGGATAGCACCTAAATCATCGACTGTCCTACCGCCAGGCAACGAAACATCACCAATACGAGTAGCGCCACGCTTACCCCAATAACGCTGACCATAAGAAACAGACTGAGAAGTAATACCCTGATCCCGCACACCCAACTCCATCAAACGCACCAAATTCTCATAATCAGAAGCAGGAATAGTTTTCGTTCCAGGATTCATCCGAACAGTTTTCGCCACAGGACCACGCTTACGACCAGTCTGAGCCAAACGTTTAGCTCCCACCAGCATGTCGCCATCGCCAGCTCGGTGAGCGGTCATCATCATTTCAATAACTCGACCATGCCAAGCCACATCAACACCAGCAGTAGCGTTTTGAACAACAGCGCCCATGCCGTTGCGTGAAATAAACCCTGTAGTAGCAACCAGCCAAGCCTTCATCCAGTTCGTCATCTGGTCAAAAGTCCTCAGTGCTGCGTTTGCCTGCCTCGTCGAATTGTAAATACGAGTAGCGTCTAAAACTTTCCCAACATCACGAGCAAACGGAGTGCCTTCAGGACCAATAATTCTCCAAGCACCCCATTGTTGGGTGCCGTCTAAAAACAGCATTTGGAAATCTTCAGGAGATAAAGCAGACATAAGAGGAAAATTTTCCATAAGGTCTAAATCAAGACGAACACCAGGACTGATCTCCACAAAACGTCCAGCTTCCCCACCAGCCTTCAATGCCTCGACACTTTCCCCTACTACCCTTCTAGTAGCAATATCAATTTCCCGCTCCATCTCGCGACGCACCTGAGCGGCGTTAATAACTTTCGCTTGAGCTTCCAGTTCTAAAACCTTCGCTTCATTCTGAAGCCGTCGAACCTTTTCAGCAGCATCCCCGCCTCTTCTCCCAGCAGCAGAAGCAGTACTCTCCATCAGGTCCGCTGCGGCAGATAATTCTGCGGCAAGTTTGTCTTGGGCTTCTTTAGCCAATCCAGCCAAACGTCGAGCTTCCGCTACCTCTTCAGCAACAAAAAATCTGCTACCTCTTTGAGCGATCTCTTCAGATAACTCAGTTCTTCGGGAATACAACTCTTCAAGGTCTATTTGCTTCTGAGTGGAAGCAACCCTAGTTTCACCAGCAACCCCAGCCCCTTCAATAATTTCATCCAAACGACGCATAACAATATCTTCTTCAGGGATAATCGAATCGTCGCTTAACGTTCGCCCCGCAGGAGAAGCCGCCCACTCAGACAAGTCATCAATAAGTTTCCCCAACGCAGGCAAATCAACATGACCAGAAGAAAAATGATCGACACCTATATCAGCTTCGATCTCATGTATTTCATCAATCTTTCTACCCCAAGCCTCCATCCTCTTACTTGCAGTAGCAGAACGAGTACCAGGAGTATTAACTCTCGCAGAACCAAAAGGTCTTTCCAATTTAGAAAAGACATAATCCATGTCAACAACTGTTTGGTCAGACAAATTAACTTGCTTAGTTAAACGAGCCAATTCAGGAATCAACTCGTCATCCAACAAACGCAACTCAGCGCGTATCGGCGCTAAGAAATCTTCAAACTTAACGTTCTCTACACCCCTCAAACCTTGAAGCAGCGAACTGTCTGCAACAGCTTCTGCAAGATCAGTTGCCGCTTGTTGACGAGCAGAAAGACCAACATACCCTTGCCCCAAACGATCCAAAGCATCAGTAACAACTCTTAATTGCTCCATACGAGCAATAACGCCCATAGCCTGATCGATCAAAGGAACAATCTTCGGGAAGACACGCTCACGATGAAAAGCCCGCTCAACAGTAGACTCAGGTAACAACTCATGCAATTTTCTATTAATATCGAGCAACTCGGAACGAAGCGCCTGAGTTTCTACCTGAATCTTCCCAGCCTGAGCAGCCATATTAGCCGCCTTATCAGTAGCTTCAGCAGTCTTACCTAACTGTGCCGCATACGATAACTGGGCGTTATCGGCGGCTTGTTGATCCGCTGCAAGTTTTCGTACAGCTTGTTTAACTTTATTTGAAGCCTTATTTGAATCTTTTACCCCTTGAGCAATTATCTTTCGACTCTGATTCACAAACTGTATAGCATCATCAATGTTTAGAACAATGCCTTTATCTCTCAACCCATTCATGAAATATCTGAACTGTAAATCTTCTCCAACTGAACCAGCGTAAGTGGCGTAAAGTTTCGCAAAATCATCTTCAAAAACTTTAATGCCATACAGTTTGTAAAAATGATCGTTTATTTGTTTACGGAGACTTTTACCAACAACTCTAGGGTCTTCCAATTTCAAACTTTTACCGTTAAGGTCTTTAATAACAGCGCCTGGCTTTAACGTTCTGCTCCTTAAAGAAGCAGCGGTGACGTCTTGCCTGCTAATTTCATCCGTTTTTAGAAGCGCTCCCGCTAAGTCATTATCGCCAAAATCTTTACCAAAAAGTTCCTTACCCTCTTTCGTCATTTTACGAAACAGATAACCGTCGCCTTCTAACTCTTTAACCTCTTTAATTTGACGACCAATAGGACTCTCCCACCCGCCATAAGCATCAACAATGGCTTCTTCCCAATCTCGAACAATTTCTAAATAATCTTCACGAATTGAAATCAATTCATCCTGATCCATGTTCTTCATGTGTTTAGGGAATACACCATCTGCGACAGTGAGAGGATCATGCTCAGCGAGAAGAGTCAAATCGCGGGTATCTAACCTGTTGACATGCGCCCTCTTAGAAAGAGCCTGCACCTTATTTTGTGCCTTAGCGACAAGAGCATTAACATTTGCCTGTGAGAGAGTGATCTCGCCATCTACCGCCAAAAAAGCGCCAGCAGTAACCCCATCATTGTTCGCTACCGCCGTTCTTAACGCTGCCGTAATAAAGTGGCGCTTATTGAACGCTGAAGCTACACCTTCACGCAAACTCTTACCAGTAACTTTCACCCCCCATTTATCAACCTGCGCATACCCTCTAGGCACAGCAGTCATAAATTTCGCAGTCGCTCCAGGCAGTTGAAAAGGCTCAGCGAAACGAATAGCGAGAGGTGTCGTGTACGCTCGACGAGCAACAACTTCAAGACCTTGATTACCTATAAGGCTCGTTGCTTTAGAACGATTATTGTTACGAATAATGTTTACCGCTGTAGCTATCTCATCGTTAGAGAAACCACCCTTCAACATTTCAGGCAACTGACCCGCTCTACGCTCACCGAACTTGCTTCCCTCTAAACGAAGTCTCCTGCCAGCCCAACCAGAACCAGGAACATAAATACCTAAACCAACTTTTAACCCATAACCTTCAGCTACTTCAGTAGCGGCAGCACGATAAGCGGCACTCTTAGATAAATCTTTAGACGCTGCTTCTAAAAACTGTGCGCCAGCAGTCAAAGTCCCAGACGACTTAATCGACGCAGAAGTTAAAGTCAAAACATCCTTCATCACCATGTTGTCAGTCGCCTGAGCGCCTTCCAACATTAAAGAAGAAACGCCTCTAGTTCCCAACTTTGCTGCTTTAGTGACAGTTCCCAAACCGAACAACAAGTTCGCAGGATCAGTGAAAACATCGCCAACAAACCCCAACACATTATCTACAGGTTTCCATTCACGCGAACCTGGCATCAAATCAATGTCACCAACCCAGCTCGCATGGCTTTGTATTACATCGCCCATCCCGATATGGGATTGAATTTGGTTGTGCCAATCGTCCCAACTCGCTTCACCGCTAGTGAACGGCAAAGCATCGATAGCTTCATGGATAGTAGAAGCGATTGCCGCTCTTGGCTTATCTAAAGCCAAAAGAGGGGTAAACGCTCCACCTAAAAGAGATAGTGCTCCTTGACCTGCATCGACAACAGGGTCATCCCACCACTCTTGCCCTGCTTTCATTACTTCGCCATAGTTTCCTGCGAGTAAGTTCCACACTTGATTAAGTCCAGTGCCTAAAGTATTTGTTATTGTGCCTACAGTGTCGCCTAACCAGCCGAAATAACTTTCCGCTTCTTCCGCATCAATAATTTTCTGCGCTTCTAAAGCCGCTATTGTTGCTCCTAGCGGGTCTACAGTTTCAGGGATTTCTGGTTCTTCTACCTCTAAAGAAAAACTAGGTACAGTTTGAGCAGGCAGAGTGAACGATTTTCTTTGACCAGGAAGGTTACTTATCGTTCTAACATTAGGGACAGCCATATTGACAACTACTATGGGGTGGGGACTGGACCCCAGTTCCAGTTATCTAATTCTTCTACTGATTGAGTAATTTGGTAGTAACCAAGAACTTCATCTACAGGAGTACCTGCTGGGAAGATTACTTCACCGTTAGCGCCCAAAATAGGTTGGGTTATGAGTGGTCCCAAATCTGGCTCTTCTGGGAAAAGCATTTCATTTAAAGCCTCAAGGGTCGCAACATTTTGTGAAACATTTTCAAAATCTTCAACTGTCTCTACACCAGCAAACAAGTCCCCATATTCAGAATTAAGTAAGTCTGTTGGAACCGTAAACTCAGGAGAAGGGGGCGGTGCGTTTCTCTGCACCCCTAACTCATAGTTAAGTGCATTATTCGCAACTTCAGGGCTTATCTCCCAAAGTTCAGCCGCATTAGGTATCTGTTCAGTTAAGCCAAGCGCTTCAACAGACGCTAAGAAAGTATCTCTAGCCTCGACATTGGCTTGCTCTTCGTCAACAAGTGCCTGAGCAGAAGCCTGATCGCTAATAGCTAAAGAAAGCAAGGTATCCCCTAAACCTCCTCGAACAGCACTCAAAGCCGCTTCAGGAGTTACCGAACCGCCTCGACCAGTAATAAGCGAAACTATAGCGTCAGCCTGCAACTGATCCGCTTCAGCATTATCCGCCTTACGTTGAGCAGCAGCCGCCGCAGCCTGCTGCTGCTTAATCCTGTTTTCCGTTTCAGCCGCATTAACCTGATCGTAACGAGAATCACGCTGAGAAATAATTTCCTGCATCTTCCCCATAATCAACCTGTTCAAATCAGAAGTCGAAGTCGCAGCCGTGTCTTCCAACCCTGTACGACCAGCATACAAATGAGCCGCCAAAAGAGCCTCAGCGTCATCAAAACCAGAAGCACCAGAAAGACGACGATCCTCAGCAGCAACCGACTCAGCCCTAGCTAAACGATCACCCAAATCTCGTTGAGAAGCCTGCTGAGACTGCAACATAGCCATAGCCTCCGCATTAGAACCACCCAAACGAGAAGCATCAATACCTCTCGCCTGCAAAGCCTGAGCATTAGAAGCCTGACGAGAAGCCAAATCACCAATAGAACCCTGCATCTGCCGTTGTTGAGCGGCACGCATCAACGCGCCCTCATTACGGCGAGCAGACTCAATATCAGCCAACCGAGCCATCATGTCAGACTCTTGAGTGTTCAACTGAGCAGTACGATCAGTTTCTAACGTGTCATACCTTGCAAGACCCTTACTTAAAACATCAGCAATGTTTGTTGTTTCAGTCGCCTTATAATCATCCCAATACCCTTTATTAGTGTCAAAAGTATTAGCAGCCTGATCTCTCAAAAGTTGATAATACGAATCCATCCCACCCATTAAAGAACATCCTTTATTTCAGCAGCCAAAGCAGCTTTCGCCAGATAATCCTCCAACGCCTGTTGACCTGCTGATTCCGCATACGAAGACTCAGCCGCCGACTGGCGTAAAAATAGTTGCTCCAACGCATCATTAAAGTTCTGCTCCACACTCTGTCTCGCACGCTCTTGTTCTTCAAAAGAACGAGCGTAAGACTTGTTGAAAATACCGCTATTCACCATCCCACGACGAGCATATTGACCAGGCAACTGCTCACGAATCCCCTTATATTTCCTCTCCAAATTAGAACGAGTAGGAACAATGTTACGATTAACCTTGTCGCGGGCAGACTGAACTAACCCCAACTCGCTTGTTAAATTGGCTAGTGAATATCCCCCATAAGGGGCGGCAGGTATAGTCATCTCAAACTATGCTGTTTCTGTCCCATTTTCTGCGTCATCTGACATTTGGATAACATTGTCTGGAATCACTTCATCAGCAACCCCCAGTAAAGCCTGTTGTAAAGACGCATTTTCAGCGCGTAAAACAGCGGCTTCCCATTCCAACCTTCCTCGATCAGATAAATGTTGCAATACATCTTGAACATCAATTTGCATAACTATTCCCTTCCCTATTGTGTAGAGTGCCACTCCAAGTGGCGTTGTTGTGCGCTTCTAACACTCCCAATGGAGTCCCGAAGCTCTTTTACATCCTCACTAATACCTTTAAGTTGTAACGAGGTTGACAAATGTTGTATTTCGTTCTCTTTTCTAAACTTTTTCGCTAAATATCCGAACACGCTGCTTACTAACGCTGCACTTACCAATCCAATAGCCCCAATAAGTTCAGCGATCATTGCTTCAAATTCTGGTAGTAAGACAAATCAGTCGAATCTAAAAAATTTTGATAATCGCCAGGTTGTTGAATAATGATCGTTGTCACAGGTTGCGGTGAATCATCACCGCCCCCAGTAAATGCCACCACAGTCCCAGTTATTGCAGTAGCTAAAGCCGCTATTGCCCCTAAAATCTTTACGATATTGCTAGTCATCTAATAGGCTTTGGACTTGAACTTCTACCAGTATTAAGCGGTTGTTTATTTCGTCAGTTATCCACTGAGGGGTGTTTCGTTCCAAGTCTGCGGCACGCAACGTATTTAAGTTGTCCATGTTGTCATCTAAGACATTCATTTGTTGACGCAACTCGTCCATGTCTTCTCCAACAACGGTTGTTATACCATTGTCAAAGTGTTGAACGCTTCTTTCGAGATCGCTTATTCTTCCCACTACCATTGAGCTTTGCCATGCAATGACAGCCCCCAGAGTCACGCAGGAAGCAACAAACCCTAGAGTCGTTTTCTTTAGCCCTACTTCTTTCCATGATGTCGGAGCGTCCTCACTCATTATCCCTCCAGTGCTTCAATTCTTGTTGTTAACTCTTGTACCGCTTTAACCAACGGTGCGATAAGTTCTGTGTAACGTAAAGACTGTCGCTCTTCGTTATCAACCTCAGTTTTTTGAGGGATACCGTTTTCATCTTCAACAGGAACAATAACTTTCGCTCCTTCTTTAACAGTATTTAACCCCCACATCGCTTGGTCTGCGGCAACATCTTTAGCGTCTAAAACTGTTTTAACTTCCTGAGCGATAAACCCCTGATGTTTCCTAGAGCCCTCTTTCCATTTGTACTCAACAGGTCGCAAAGCGTTAATGAAATCTAAACCAAGAGTGGTGTCCGCAATATCTTTTTTAAAGTTAACATCGGATGTTTGTATCGTGCCGTTTGTTGCGTAAACATCATCCCAACGTTTACTTGACCCTCCTAAATCATTGTAATTATCTACATAGGGATAGAAACCACTAGTGGCTCCTGAAGTAGAATAAAACAGGTAATTGCCGCCAGCACCAAAATAAACATAACTATTAGTAGCAACACCTTTGAAATGCATGTCGTCGTTGTTAGGCGAACCCATGTATCCCATTTCGTCGCCGTCGGAATCCATGCAACGAATATAACCACCTTGATTATTAGCAAGACCGTAAATAAATATCGGCGCTGAAGTGTCAGTAAACGCTACCCTTTGGCTCCAACCACTATCACCAGAGGTGTAAGAATCTTGAAACCAAAAATCAAGATTGTCGCTACCATCTGCTTCTATTATCCAAGCGTCGTCGCCATTGTGAAGAACTAAATTTGTGTTTATATCTAATGATCGCATTGGTGTAGAAGTACCAATACCAACTTTGCCGTCACTTAAAATAGTCATTCTTTCAGTGTCGTCAGTTATGAACCTGACCCTATGCGCTGTGCTAGTTCCAAACAATGCAGTATTAGAACTATCAGAACCTATATAAGTAACAGCCGTACCATTCAACGATCTAATATAAGCAGCCCCAGATGATGCAACTACATCTAACCTATTTTCTGACTCGTCCCATAAAAGATGAGAACCAGCAGCGGCACCAAAAAATTGTACATCATGCCCAGTGTCATCAACCCCAACCGTCACCGTTCCTTTAACAACAGCAGCAGAACCATCAAAAGTAAAATTCGCTGAACCAGCCAAAGAACCAGAACTGTTATATTGAACCTGAGTGTTAGAACCACCAATAGTTGCATCAGCCCCCGCTGCACCTGTAGCACCCTGAGCACCAGTAGCGCCTTGAGCGCCTGTAGCTCCAGTACTTCCCGCAGCACCAGTAGCGCCTGTAGCACCAACTAAAGAAGTAGCCGACCCCCACGACCCACCAGATTTAGGTCCATAAATAGCATCAGCATTAGTGTCGATATAGAAATCGCCATTAGCGCCAGTCCCCCCAGACGGAGCGCCACTACCATTTAATACAGTTTTACCATCAGCTCCTGCGGCTCCAGTTGCTCCAGCCGCACCTGTCGCGCCAGTTGAACCGTCTGAACCATCCGAACCATCTGACCCCGCAGCTCCAGTCGCGCCTTGTGGACCTTGCGCGCCAGTCGCCCCCTGCGCCCCTGTTGCCCCTTGCGGACCCTGCGATCCAGTCGCTCCAGTTGGACCTGCCGCTCCTGTCGCACCAGTAGACCCTGCTGGTCCCACCAAAGAAGTAGCAGAACCCCAAGAACCGCTCGCCTTCGGACCATAAACTGCGTCTGCGTTTGTATCAATGTAAAAATCACCATCTGCTCCAGTACCACCTGAAGGAGCGCCTGTCCCATTCAAAACAGTCTTGCCATCAGCACCAGCAGCACCAGTAGCCCCAGTAGAACCAGTCGCTCCAGCAGCTCCAGCCGCACCAGTTGGTCCTTGTGCGCCTGTAGCCCCAGTCGATCCCGCAGGACCAGTCGGACCATCACGCAATACAAAGTTGAACGTAGCCGCAGAAGAAGAACCCGCATTAGTTACAGCAGCAGTACCAGAATTAACAACACTCGAAGTGGAACCAACAGCAATAGTCGCTGCTGCACCAGCAGCGCCAGTCGAACCTGTTGCGCCCGCAGCGCCAGTTGCACCCTGAGAACCTGTCGCACCTGCTGGTCCTTGACTTCCAGTAGCGCCAGTAGGTCCAGCAGGACCAGTTGCACCTGTGCTACCCGCAGGACCAGTTGATCCAGTCGCGCCAGTCACTCCCTGAGTTCCCGCCGAACCAGTCGCACCCTGAGCCGCTAAAGTCTGCCAATAAGCAGTATCACCAGGTGTATTCCCAGTTGTGTTCTGTCGAGCCACATAAGCACTACCGCTATGAGCAACAACATCACCAGCCACATACGCAGTACCAGAAGCATAAGTTCCCCGATAATTAGGGGAATTAGCTAAAGAAACGGTTACATCAGGACCAAGCGATTTATTGATACGCAAATTAGCCATCAGTAATCCAAAGTCACAGTAATAAGAGCCTTAAAAGCGTTCGTGTGAGGCGCTAAAGCCGAATATGTAGCATCAGTGCCTCCATCAGAAGAAAAACTAGAAGTCCGATTCGCTATCCACAATTCTTTAGTAGACAGTGCAGAAGCAAGAGAAGTGTTCAAAGTAAAAGCACGAGCCACGTTAGAACCCCAACTATCCGCCCCAGTAGCAAACGTTGTCATATTCGTCGTATTTATAGAATCATCAGCATCGCCAGAACCAATAGTTCCGTCATACTGCCCCATATACCAACTCTCGCCACTACCAGTTGCAGTTGTAGAAGCCCCACTTCCAGACATCCTAAAAACAGCAACACTTAAAGAAGTGCAAGTAGGTCTAGCCGCTATAGCAGTAGCAAGAGTAATACCTGTAGTGTCATCAGTATCAGCGGTGAAATCCATCACGCATATATGGTCCCCATATCCATAAGAACCAACACGGCATTCGTTAGAAGAACGCCACCCAGAAGGTCGCCAAGAACCAGAGTTCGTAGCATAAAAGCTGTACGTTACAGGATCAGACTTAGACCAAGTTTTAACCCAATTCCCAGTACCAGAACCAGTCGAATACCAAACATGCTTCGGATTAGACCAGTTGCCTGTACCAGACCCAGTTGATCTTTTTACTTTTGTACCATTAGGGACAGATGTCCAGTTACCTGTTCCTGACCCTGTTGAACGTTTCAACGCAGCCATCAGGAACTCGTATCAATCCAAATTTCCCCAGCCCCACCAGCACTAGGAGCAGACGAAGCAATAGTTACTTTTGCGTATCCATACGTTGCAACATCCGCCGCAATTTTATCCTGCACAGCAGCAGAAGTCATAACAGAAGTATCGTTATCAGCAAACGATTCGGAACCTGTTTGAACAGCAGTAATCCCAACCGAATCTATAGTCACTGTCCCTGAAACAGTTAAAGCAGTTAAAGTCCCCACACTTGTAATGTTTGGCTGTGCAGCAGTAGTAACAGTCGCAGCAGTACCAGAACAATTCCCAGTAACGTTCCCAGTAACGTTCCCAGTTAATGCGCCAGCAAAAGCAGTCGCAGTTACCGTCCCATTAACATCCAGCTCAGTAGTAGGGTCTTTTTTAATACCAACACGATTATTAGAAGAATCAACCTTCAACGTATTTGAATCAACAGTTAAATCCCCGCCAACCACCAAAGCTCCAGTTAAAGTTCCCCCAGACAAAGGTAACAAACCAGGACTAGAATTAATGTAAGTTTCGACATCAGTAAAGTTTTGATTAACCTCTGAAGCAACAATGGCTGTACCAGCCGAAAAATCTGTTGTTACTGAAAGTGTCATTACCTAAGTCTCCTGACCATATATGTGAGAGTTAAAGCGTTCAACTCCCAAGTATTGTTCGTAGTTGGACCTTCGACCTTCACCGATATAGACGATGCTGTCCCAAGTGTCGGATGTTTTTGTATATCAGTAGCGGAATCCTCCGCAGGTGAAGCCCACACACCATTACCCTGAGTTCCTTCTGCGTCTTGCCATGTAGCGGCACCTCCACCAGCCCCCCAAATAGAAGCAGAAGAACGACCTGGAATCACAGCATTAAAAGACCTGTGAACATCAGCCATGTCATAATCGGAATACACCTTGAGCGGCAACGTGATAGAAGCGTCAGCTAAAACAACAGTTCTAGGGCGACCCCACCTTTTACGAACAGTAGGCATCTTCGCATCAAACCAGGAAGTCCGATAATGAGAACTAATATGGGTAGTTGCAGAACCATCGTAAGAATCAGAAGTTCTGCTCTGTTCAAGCTTTACCAACCTTCCGCCTTTAACGCCAAACATGACATGAGCAGCGTTAGGTGGTCTATGCCTGAACAAAGCATTCACATCAATATCGTGAACAACCCAAGACCCTCCCTTAGCTAAAGTAGGGTCAAAAACAAACACTCTTCGGTCTGATCCCCAATCAACCGAAACATACAAACGATTCTCTCCCCACATCAAAGAAGGAGGATTAGTTAAACCAATCGAACCATCTTTCACAGCAGGAACTATCTTTTCAAACACCCAAGCAAAACCGTTGTCGTTATATACATAAACGCCTTGTTCAGCGAACCAAAAGAAAACACCCAAACGAGAAACCACAGGATTCGTGTTCATCCTCGCACCAATATCGTTAGTTAAAGTAACCAACTGAAAAGACTCAGTATCGAAACCATAAATAGCGTGAACACTGTTTTGCTTAAAAACCAGTAACCGATCCCCAAACGGAACCAAAGCAGTTATGCGATCCCCATGCTCACCCACGTTCACATCAACATAATGATCTGAGTTCCAATCCTCAGCCTGATCCGTATGCGACCAACGAAGACGACTCGGATACCCTGCACCAGATTCAGTAGTGTCAGCGACCCAAACATGCTCAGCCCAAACCGCTACATGAGTAGCGATAGGCATATTCCCGCCAGCAGGAGTCAAAGAATCATTAAAAGATTGCGTTAAACGAGTAGCAGTACCGCCATCCCATTTCAAAGGCTGATCCGTACCATTCTGTGAATAATTAATGTTATTGAAAGTCACGCCCCGCGAAAGAGTAGTAACAGAATTAGCTGCTGGCTGACCGCCACCACCAATAACATCAGTAAAAGAACCAGAAGTAGAATAGGCAACCTTGTTGCCGTGAGAAACCATGATTTGAGAAGTACCACCAGTTTCGTGATGCTCCCAAACATTAGTGATCGTGTTCGCAGTAGCAGAAGAGTTATGTGCCTCTACCCCATTGCGTAACTTAACGCCACCTCTAGGGTCCACATCTATATTCAACAAATCAGGAGATTCGTTAGCAGCCAAACTGAATTGGTCCGCTCGAAAATTTAAGCCACCTGTAAAATCTTGTTGCTGAAGTAATTTATACTGCTTATCAGCCATCAGTTACTCCCAAGAGTAACGCAACCTGGCAGGCAAAACCTCAGCTCTCCAACGAGAGTTAGAACGAGCGTTAAGAATAATAGGTTGTGGAGCAGGAGCGTCATCGTAACGAGCGGAAAGATTATCTATTTCTTGCTGGAACACAGCAAAATAGTGATTCGCCATCTGAATATCTTCTTGCTGCTGATAAGCACGCGCCAAAGCATAAGTAGCCAACGTCTGATGAAACGGAGTTGGCAAATCAGGGGTAGCGGTAGCAGAAGAACCAGCCCCAAACGCCACAGCGTTACGGAACCCACGAACAGTAACGGTATAAACAGCGTCAGGGACTGGGTAAAACCTTAAAGTTTCACCCCAAAAAGCCCACTCTAAAGGCTCCCCAGTAGTAGTCACATCCAAAGGATTGACCACATCCCCATCATCTCTACCTATGTATTGCACCACATGATCGTCAGTTCTAACCGAAGCGATCTCCCTCATACCAGGAGTATGAGAAGAACCATCATGGGTGACAGAAATAGAAGCACCAACAGTTGCCAAAGAATAATCTTTAGTACTTGCAACTGTAGAAAAAGTAGTTTCAACCTCTAAAAAAGGCCAACGCTTTTTGGAATACACAACGAGGTCGTAACCTTCGCCAATCATCCTATTTAACGTGTCATCTGAAATGTCAGTTGAATCAATATCGACGACGCTGCGAACGTAGTTCCGCATTTCATCTAATCTCACTTAGTTGCCTCCTGATGGGCGACACACCGAGTGGAACCGACTATTGCGAAAGCTTGACATTCGCCGCCGTCTTTTTTAACGGAAGAACAGCGCGGAGTTTCCTCCACGCGCCCTACCTCTTCACCAGTCCAGTCATCCCAGTCAGAAACTACAGGGCGAACATTGCCCCCCATGTTGTCCCTATAAGAACCGACAGGTCGAGCGCCAGGCGCTTCGTGAGCGGGGCGTTGACCAGTCTTATATCCGACTGCGAAATGTGTACGAGACATCTGAACTCCAAAGGTGAAGGGGCGGTGAAGGATGGAGGGTTGGGGGGTCCAACCTCCACCACCCTAAGTTTGTTAACTAGCTGACTTTGCTGTCAATTTTCCTTGACGAGCGCGGTTGCTTACTGTTAATTGTCCGTAGCAAAGAATTTGTGAGTACACAGCATCTTGACTGTTTGGACGTACAAACGGAGTTGGTTTGAACCAAACATCTGAATGACCTACGAGGCGAAGGTATTTCGTGTTAAGGAAATACATAACTTCGGCAGGGCAAGCAGCATCAAATGTTACAGGCGCACCTTTGTGAACGAGGTTTTGGAAACCTGCATCAGCGGTGTCAGCATCGGTGTACCGAAGCTGTGGCTGAAGTAGAGATTCGTATTTCTCGTACAGAGTTTGCGTTGTAATTTGAATATCAGGTTGATCGTTACCAACAGAAACGCTGTTGTAAGCGGTTCTCATGTGGGCAAGAGTAAGAGCAGTATCAGTGTTCTCCTCGTATGATTCCCACCAGTCGTTACCTTGACCTGAAGCGTTGTTGATACCACCAACGGTAGCATCAGCAGATTCAACCAAGTTACCAAGACCATTCCAGTCTTTACCTGAGTTGCCTGTACCGTTACCGTGAAGCATGGTGTTCATGTTCTCGATAATGGTTTCTTCGGCTTGCATGATTTTGCCTTCGAGAAGGTCAATAATCGCAGCTTCACCGTTGTTTTTAGCTTCTTCGATACCTGAAATGGTAATAGTTGCTGCGTATTGACCCCAGTCAAATTCAGCAGACGTAATACCAGTTGAAGCAGTTGTGCTTAGGGTATCGGTGCCGCTGTATGATCCAGCAGCAGCGTTAGCGCCATAAATAATAGGCACTACAATTTTAGCGCCTCCATCCACACGACGAATGTTCTTATCCTTTGTTAAAGCATAGAACAGAGGGCGTGCTGTGAAGACATTATCCTCTAGCTTTGGAACATAGTTGTTCAAAGTTGTAGAGAGGATTTCATCAAAGTTGGCGTTACCAGCCATTTAGTTTCTCCTCCTGAGAGTTATAGGGTTATGACCCAAGTTGTTCTTTAGCCTGAAGAAAAGCATCCCTTATAGAAGTAGGAGTTTCACCAACTCCACCTCTCACAACGCTCCCCGCCTGTTTAGTTGCTCCCCCCTCAACAACTGACGCTTCACGTTTAGATTGGACACGTTCTTGTTCTTCCTCTAGCCGCTGAGCTTTTTCAGCGACATCAGAGAACCGCATATGCGTGAACGCTGCTTCTAAATTCGGAATTTGTTCTTTCAAAGCATGAGAAAACAGTTCTTGTTCATCGAACTCACCGAACCGATTTTTCAAACCTGAAATTTCTTTCTCCAAGTCTTGTTGTCTTTGCACCTTCGCCTGTTGTTCAATCTGCGTTTCGAGTTTTGCTAATCTCTTATCGTGAGGGTCATCCATTTCCCATCTATCCTCTGTATCAGTGGTATTAGTGATTCTGGTGTTGTCCTCAACTCCAAACGCAGTAGATAAAGCTTCTAAAGTCGCCGCTGGATCAGCCTCCAGCGCCTTCCCTATTGCTTCATACTGTTGCAGGCGTTGACGTTCGGATGCCAGCTCTTGCGTTTTACGTGTGTAATCCGCTTGTCTGCTGTATCCATCTTGAAGTTCATCTAGGGTGACCTGTTGTTCTCCGCCGTCTACCTTTATGGTGTAGGTTTCGCCAGCAGGTTCCGCAACTACTTCTGTAGAACTTTCTGGAGTGTCCGCTTGTACGGATTCCGTTAGTTCAGTTTCTTCGGGCATAAGCCTCTCCTTTGGAGTCCTAATGGGCTGCTCCTAAACACACGGCAAAGGTGTCCCATTAAAGAGAAGGCAAAGACATACCCATCTGATTCTGCAACTGAGTCAAAATCTCAGGCGGCACACCGCCAGTAGGTGCAAACGCTTGTTCCATACCAGGAGGTTCAGCAACAGGTGGTCCCATAGGCATCCCACCATCAGGGCTAGGTGGTTGCCCACCTTCAGCACCAGGCATAGGTGGTTGCTGCTGCATTAAAAACTTTTCAGGGTTCTTAATGCCAAATCCTTGTTGTAATACATGGCGAGCCAACGCAGAAGGATCAATAACAGTACCGACAAGAGGGGCAACAGCATTCAATAAAGAAACAGCTTGTTGCTTACGAATCGTGTCGTTCATAGGTTGAGTAGAACCTGCTTCAACATCGAAATCGTATTCGCCAACAATGTCATCTCGACTAAATGGGATATAAAGATTGTCACCATTTTTGCCAGTGATACGAGCCATCTGATCCCCAGTCATGTATTGCTGCATCAACTGGATAATACGGCGAGCGATTGCGCCGATCCCCAACTCAATAATTGCAAGTTTGTCAGAAGCTCTAGCGTTCTGAGCATCAGCCAAAATAGAAGCCTCTGTAGCAGTACGACGTATCTCAGGCATACCGCCACGCGCATACTCGCTTAAACCAGAAACAGTGTTTATATCATCCTCAATGATCGCTGAATGATTATATATTTCAGGAGATATAGGTATCTGTGGCATAGGGACAACAACCTCAGAAAGAGGTCTGTTCTCATCAACAACAGGAACTAACCGACCATCATCGTCTGCTTCTAAAGCAGAACGACCTTCAGGACCAAACGAACGTTCATGGTAAAGATATTTACGAGCGTAACGTTTACGATGCTGAACCAACTGAGTACGAGTCTTATTAAGTTCTTCCTGCAAAGGCTCTATAGCTTCCAAATCACCCATTGGATAAAAATGGTCAGGAACGTCATAGTTCCGAACCATTACAAAAGGTTGACCGTAAGCGTAAGGCATAGGTTTCGGATCGATTAAGAAATCGTCACCATTGGAAGACAAAACACTCATCGTATTGTTTTCCATATCGTAAAATTCCCAAACAGTGACCCTCTCAATATCAGTTCCGCTTCTATTGCGTTCATAATCGTCTGTGTAACGAGGATTCAAACCAGCATCAGCAGATAACTTACGGCGAGTACTTTGACGGTAACGCTTATCACGTTGAGCCTCTTCTAAAGGTCGAACAACACGTTGCGCTATCCACGTTGCATCATCCATGCAAGTCGCTTCAGGATCAACAAAAATGTCAAAAGGAGAAACACGCTCCACAAAAGGTCGATCATCAACTACGCGAGATTCCGTTTTAGGAACCCCATTTCTAATATCTTCATCCGTAGGCAAATCACCTGCCATCAAAGGAACACCCTCAGCGTAACGATCAGCTTCCATTAACCCTTGCTGCATCATCTCTTCACGTTCAGCATCAGATAAAGACTGTTCCTGCTCTATAAAACGCCAACCAACTTTTACCCAACCATGCCCCAAAATAAGAAAATCTTTAACAGCGCGACGGAACGGAGTGCGGAAATCGTAATGCTTCCACAAATAATTAACTACAGCCTCAACAAACGCAGCACGATCATCATTCTCAGGTTCATTAGGGGAAACAACAATTTTCGGATGGTTCACAGAAACAGACGGTGCAATCACATTTACGGTTGAAAAAGCCAAATTTACAGCCACAAGGTCTTGACCTTCTGAACCAGGAGCCCAATGCTTTCCACGATACAAGTCGATTAAACGATGCCATAAACTATCTAAACCCTCCTGTTCCCGCCAACGACGAGAAATATCTAACCTTCGGTTATACAACTCAAAAAGTTCACTCTTAGGTTTCTTACGCTTAGAACCATACGACGGCATCAAACCCACCTAGCCCCAGCAGGCTCAATCCGTAAACCTGCGTCTGTTGCTTCTTTCCTAATTTTTGCTTCACGCTCATTCATAGTTAAACCCTGTTCCTCTTTAGGCAACGAAGCCTGATAACCCACCCCAACATCAAACTTGATCCCTTGAAGCTTTAACCGCCACACCCACAAGTCATCTACCTCTTCGTCCGACAAAGGTCCACGAAGGTCCACGACATATTCGCGGAACTCTTCCTTAGTTGCGGAAGGCGGCAAAACCGCCATCTTTATTTGCCGTGACGATTTTTGGGAGTTGCTCGAACAGAGACTCCAGCGCCTTTTTCGCCACCACCATCGGCGGAAGTACCGCCCATGCGAGTAGTAGCAGGCTGAGAGCCACCTGGTCGTGAAGGACCGTGAGCTAAAACTCCTGTATTACCTAATCCTGGTTTGTTGCCAGGTGAATGCGATTGTATTTTCGCCATTTCTTCTCCTAATAGGGAAACGTTTACCTATTTACGCAGTAAAGGTGTCCCACGAACAGCAGAAGAACCAATAGGTCCAGTGGTAGTCGGACCAGAATCAGCTTGACGAACCCACCAATCAAAAGTCAAATAATCATTCACCGCAGGAGCGTTCTCAGGAGCGTTCACAAATTTTCTCATCTGGTTCGCCAAAGCGAACGCCATCACACGGTCATCGTAAGGGGAACCATTCATAGACCCCCGCTCATTGCGAACAAAAGTCCGCAACTCAGTAATCAACCCTTTAGAACGCAATACAAGTTCATAGTTTCTTAAAGCCATCGACAAATCATCAATCATCAAAGGTTTAGAAGTACGAGTAGTTTTCCACCCATACTCTTGCGAAATCTTATTCGTAGCCTGATTCAAAGACCTGCGGCGAAACAAATTCGGATAACCCAACTGACGTAAAATAGTGATCGTAGTTAAACCATGATTGTTTGATTCAACACAACACAACGCATCCCGATACCACAAACCCAGCATAAAAACTTCATGCGCTAACTCGTCAGGAGGGATATGTCCATGCCACTCAGCGACCTGCTCCCCAGTTTTAACATCCAAAACTTCAATAACTGAAAAGTCGCCATGCGATAAACCTTCAGCAGTATCGACACCCATCACATAAGCAGACTCAGGATCAGGTTCAGACCAAATAGTTAAACTCATTGAACCTGAAACTCCATCACTCTCGTCTGAATCTCCTGCAACCAGCCCTGAACACCAGGAGTCACATTACGAGCCAAAACATCCAACACTTCCAAATCAAAAACAGGATTACCAGACTTAACAAAAGCCTCCTCAGCAGAATTAGGGTACTCCTGAGCTAACTGCCAAGGAGACATCGCCTGCCGTTTAGACTCATACCAAGACTCATCACGATCCTCAGTCGCAGACCAAGGAAAAAACATTGTCTCAAAGTTATTAACCCCAGCCTCAGCACCCACCCACAACTCATGAAAAAAGTTTCCAGAACCATTAGCCGTAGACAACCCAATAATTCGACCACCCACATCAGCCACAGGCTCAATGGAAGCCCACGCTTCCTCTGGATTAGGGAGGAACGCCCATTCGTCAACCACAATCAATGTTGCTGACTCGCCACGAGCAGGATCAGAAGCGGAAGGCATCGACGTTATTTGAGAACCGTTATCGAACACCATGCGTTGCTGATGCTCTGCTAAAGACTTAGGTCCACGCTCTTCCATCCATTTAGGCAAATGCTTAAACCCATACTTCGTTTTCCTTAAAAGCAATACAGCTTCACGTTCAGTACGAGACAAATCAATAATGTTCTGGTCAGGGTGAAAGAACGCCAACCAAAACTGGTGAGCCGCCACTAAAGTAGACCAACCGATTTGTCTTGCCTTCAACGTTAAAGAATAACGATGATCAGCCCAATGCTCTAAAGCAGAAGCTTGCGCTTCACGCAACCCAAACAAAATGCGACCATGAGCAGGATGCGCTATATGCCAGTAATTGCGTAAAAAATAGGCTTCAGAAGCGACGCAACGCCGCCATTCAACTTCCTGCTTTAACTCCTCAACCCGACTCAT